AGGGCGTACAGTAAATAATTATTTCCAACTCCGAGGTTGGGTTCAGAAAGTAGAATCACAGAAACAGCCAGGGCATGGATATGTCTGGATTCAGCCGCCGAATGGCGCGGGATGGCAGGGCATTGGATGGAAGTGAGTTTATGGTAGGACTTGAAGCGCAAGTGGATTTGACTGGGAACAAACTCAAATTTGAGAAAGATAGAATCGAGTCTTGGAAAGATGTATTCACGGGTGCATATTTCCAGATCATAGTATCCGAAGAAAGCCACAGTAAGATTGACCGGATGCATGAGAAGGGGCAGGATACTAAAGTGAAGGACTGGATTGTAAATCACATGAAACCAAGACCGAAGCACACATTACCCAGGGAAAAAGAAGGCGAGGCATTCCAGATGGATTTTGAACTATTCGCCAAGATCCTATGAGCGCACTCGTGAGCGAACGGGAGCAGCACCGGAAGAAAAAGCAGGATAAGAAAAACCCACAGCGCAAGAAGAAAAGTATTTAAGTTAAGAAATCAATCTTATCATGTTCAGAGTTCCCCCATTACAATACCCACAAAATTGTAAAGGCAGAATGAAGGCGGGAGAGGTTTGAACTCCCCGCCAAGACTGCCACTAACTTTTCTTGAGATAAACTATAATATCCCTTAGATAAATCTAACATCATGGCTTCTGAAATCAGGTATCCAAACGCTGAGAAGATGTATGCGATTCTCGTAGCAGAAGGGCGACTGCCAGTAGCAAAAACAGCGACAACCATTGCAGAACGCCAGAAACTCCCGGAGAACCCGAACGAAGCTATGGGATATCTTGCACAGGCCATTACTGAAAGTATTCGAGAAGCGAAAGAGTTGGGGGTAAGTCCTGAGAAACTTGCACCATTATATAATAGTCTGACCAGGGCATTAGAGATCACTGCGGAAATGAAAGGCAATCTTGACAGGAGTACGAAAATCCTGAACCTCACGAAGATTGATTTTAATAAAGAGGTTGAGGAATACGCAAAAGCGATAATGTTATCGAGGTAAATCATGAGAACAACAAAAACAGTAGTTATAATAGATAGTGCAGGGGCAACTATAGCTTTACCAAAAAGACAATATAAACTCCTTAAAAAATATCTCCACAAACCAGACGATATTAAAACATTTAATATATTTGTAAATGTTTTTGGAGAATCATCCAAAGAGATAACTTTTTTACCATTACCCACGAAGAAAGAATCACTAAAATTATCGAGGTAACAAATGAGAAAGACAGAGAAATCAAGAGAAACCAAATCAGGAGAAGCCGAAAGACCGCCAATACCACAGCCAGAACCGGCAAAACCTGATGTTTTGTTCTATAAATGCGGTCATGCAATAGCGCAGAAGCAATTCAAAGCAGGCGAATCAATCGGGTTATATCTATTCTCTCATGAAGACGAATCGCCGGAGTTATGCCCAACATGCAAGTCACGGAAGACAATACCAGATGATAAGCATTCTTTCAGAAAAAAGGACATTATCAATAAACTATTCAGATGACATTACCACCTGAAGATGCCAGACGAATGGCACTTTTCATTAAAACAGTGCGGGAAAATCCGTATATCAAGCAGAAACCCCTTCCGAAACAAGCGATTTTCCTGATGAAAGAAGGATTGGAAGGCTTTTTTGGTGGCGCCGCTGGAGGATCAAAAAGCTCGGCATTACTCATGGCAGCTTTGCAATATGTTCAGTATCCTGGATACTCGGCAATCCTGCTGCGGCGATCATTCAAAGACCTGTCACTTCCCGGCGCGTTGATGGACAGAGCGTATGAGTGGCTTCAAGATACGGATGCAAAGTGGGATGACATCACGAAAACATGGCAGTTTCCATCTGGCGCCACCTTAACATTTGGATATCTCGAAGCCGAACGGGATAAGTTCAGGTATCAGGGTGCGAACTTTCAGTATTGTGGCTTTGATGAGCTTTCGCAATTTACAGAAGGGCAGTACCTCTATCTGTTCTCACGATTAAGGCGATTGAAGGATAGCAGTATTCCAATCAGGATGAGGGCGGCAAGCAACCCTGGAGACCAAGGTCACCTTTGGGTCAAAGCTCGGTTTATCACATCATCTGATAAAGACCGGTTCTTTATTCCTTCAAAATACACGGATAATATCCATCTCGATCAGAAAGCCTATGAACAATCCCTGGACAAACTCGATCCCATTACCCGCGCGCAACTCAAAGAAGGGAACTGGGATATTTCATTCAGTTCCGGCCTGTTCCGGCGGGAATGGTTTGAGTTCGTGAATGTCATACCACACGGAAGAACGATACGATTCTGGGACTTGGCAGCCACGGAGCAGAAAGACTACAACGACCCGGACTGGACGGTTGGATGTCTCATGACTGAAGCGCACGGCATGTTTTACATCAAAGATATTGTTAGGGTTCGCAAGGCTCCCGGCGATGTTGAAAAGATCATCAGGCAAACGGCAGAGATGGATGGCAAGCACGTAATGATATATATGGAACGTGAACCCGGGTCGTCAGGAGTTGGAGTAATTGACCATTATGCTCGTGATGTCCTGAAAGGCTTTGCGTTCTATGGTGTGCGATCATCTGGAGATAAGGTCACAAGGGCGCAACCGTTCAGTGCAGCCGCCAGCAATCACAACGTCAAAATATATTCGGGCGTGTCCTGTATGTCGGATTTATTGAACGAGTTTGACCTTTTCCCGATGGGGCGACACGATGATATTGTCGATTCCGCAAGCCAAGGCTTTAATCTGTTATCGGGTGGGCTGTCTGATCCTGAACGATTCCTGAATATAATTGCGAAAAAAAGAAGATGGTGATATCACAAGTGCAATAAGGGGTTTCATTTATCCTTTGGTTCACACTGTAGTGTTGGGTTTCATGACTTTTCAGGTTCAAGTTATGCGATAGATTAAAATATTAACATCACTATTCTCATAGTGATTATGATTATTGCTGGCAGCAGGTCAAAGACATTAGAAGAACTTGGGGAAACATCATCTTCTATCGCTGAACTTGCGCCATCACCGAACCAACCGCAAGCGAAACCTAAAACAATGATCGAAGCTGGCGGAAAACAGAAGGCTCTTTTAGGCGATAACGAACAGAAACGTAACCGTGAAACCCTGAAGAAATACAAGAATATGTATGAACAGGGTGGCCTTGTTTCTACTGGCCTTGATCTATATCCATTGATAATCCTTGCTAACGGCTACCGTCTGGAAGGCGATTTAGATGGGCAGGAACGGGTCTGGTGGGATTCAATCGGTGGCGATAAATTAATATGGCAGGCTGCCAGCGATGCTATTAATTACGGCGATGCATTCCAGGAGAATGTCGGTACAAGGGGCAACGGAGGGGATATTATTACTCTTGCACCCAGATACCCAGGTGATTTTGATATTGAATATGATGATAAAGGCACCCTCAAAAATTACATCCAGGTACAGGACGAAAATACCGGACAGGGAATCAAGATAAAACCTGAACAGATCACGCATTTAGTCCTGCTACCTCAGTCCGGCTCACTGTATGGGCTATCAATCATGAAGCGTGCTTATGATGACATCATCAGGGATACGAAAGTATCTGATGCATCCAGCACAGCCATGTATCGGCACGGATTCAAGAAATATCACGTTAAGGTTGGGAAAGAAGGGGAACGCATAGAGGATAGTGTTCTTTCGGCGGTCATGAAGAAGTTCGAGAACGTGGAAACTAAAAACGAGTTCGTGACCCCGCACGATATCGAAATTCTTAACATTGATGAAGGCGGACTTGAGAAGGTTGAAGAATACAACGAAATCAGCGTCATGAGAGTGGCAGCGTCTATCGGTATTCCCGAAGAATTATTGGGTTTGAGGCGCGGCTCAACCGACAACACCGCAGTATCCCGAATCAAGGCATTCTATAAGAAAATTCAGACCTTCCAGGGATTTATAGCGCAGTGTTATAATACGAATGTCTTTGATAGACGTTCAGGCACACCCGGCAAAATCCGAATGGTCTTTAATGATCCTGATCCAAGTGATGAAGTTGAAATATCAGGTTGGATATCCAATCTCATGAAAGCTACTCCTGCTGATCCGTTCTCTGTTCTTCCGAAAGAATGGATACAGCAGAAGTTTAACATAGATACCGGGGATTTAACCAATGAACCAGCGACTACAGCACCTAAAGAAGTGCCAGGACAAAAGGGACAGGAACCGCCAGCGAAAGAACCGCCGGGAGTTCAGCAGCCGATAGCATGAAGGGGAAGGGATTATCAGAAAAGGATAAACAATATATCCTTGAAAACAAAGAGAAAATGTTCAATAATCAAATGGCTGTTGCTTTGTCTGTACATCAGGCTACAGTGCGCAGGTTTATACAGAAATCAGAAAAAGAAAAATAGTTAATGATATGTTTCGATGTTATTCTTTTCAGATTCGGTAAGTTCAACCCCGTCTGGAAATTCTTTTACAAACTTATCTGCAAAGTCCAATAAGCGATTTCCATAATATTTATCTTCTTTCGCAAGACCAAATATAATGTCTCGGATCTTATGCATGAAGTCTGTTTTATATGGGCGACAATGTGTGAACTCTGTTTC